TGACTGCGTAACTTTTCCAAGTCATCGCAATCGTGGATCTCGCGCACCGTCGCCTCTAAATACAGCTCCTCTTCCAGTGTCTGCTCGATGATCATCCACTCCATGGGAGCCGCGCAGCTGCTTACGCTATAGCGGGAACAATCAAGCGACGCTAGGCATAACCGTTACATGATTGTTGTAATGGCCCGTGAGGCGGTAGCTCTTCATCGGCACCTCTGACATCCGGTGGAAGACCATCTGCCCGATGGCTAATCCCGGAAATAGGGGCAGTGCATGATGCAAACGTTCGTTCTTCAACTCCAGTGTCAGCTTTGATCCGTGCCAGCCTGGATCGCACCAGCCAGCAAGCATGTGACCATAAAAAGAGCGAGCACGGCTTGACTTGAGTACAAATTGCGCGCTGAGATCGTCGGGCAAGTTAAACGACTCGCGTGTTTCAGCCAAGCAAACTTCGCCGGGGTGAAGCATGAACGGGTCATCTTCTGTCCGAGGCGAAATGTCTACACGCACAAGCTCAGGGCTGTAGATGCTCTCAACCATCAGGTGGTCACCAAGCAACACATCTAGCGATGCCGGATTGACCAGCCCTTCATCCTCATCAAAGGGGACAACCATTTGGCTTTTCCGACACCTGGCGATGATCTCCCAGTCACACAGAACTGCCATTCATTGCTTTAAGGGTGCAACCTATTGTGCCTCGACAAATATGGTCCAGCCGCTTCTAGGGCCGTTGGCTTGCCAACGTTGATGAAATGCAGCTTGCCGCACGCTGACGCGATAGCCAGACAACGCCGGATTGTGGCCGCCTCGTTCGATGTCAGGCAGCCCAGCCGGGTCCGTCATAAGCCAACTCGGGTCTGAGCTGTATCGGCCCGAGTACCCGTGCAGGATCGACCAGTGGCCGCAAGTTTCGCTGCCGCACATCGGCGGTTCACCGCGCAGCATGTCACCTCGGTGGTACCAACCGACCAGGACAGGGATGCCAGCGTCAATGGCCTCCATCACGTCTTCTGCATCAGCATTGTCAACAAAACGAACCCGCAAGCCCAGGCTGGTTAGTGCTTTGACGTGAGCGTAGACAGAGGTTGTGTCGCCATATTTGCGCCTGACTTCTTCGTACTGTTCTTGTGAGGTCACAACCTTTGCGTACGCCGCGACCATTGCCGCAGCTGAGGTGAAGCACTTTCTTTCGCCGCCAGGCAAGTCAAGTTGTTTGAAGTAGTGAGGTAAGTACACTTCTTGGTCAATGCCGCTGGCTTTCCAAGCCTGAAACCACTCAGCATCTTCTGACAACAACTCAGGGTCAATCGCCTCCTCCAGCTGCTTAATAGCAGCCATGCGATGCGGCACGTCTGGCTTGTACCACTCAAAAAACGGCAGCAGACTCAGCACGCCGGTCACCGTTAAAGCTGGTCCGATCTTGCTTGATCGCAACTGGCTGCGCCAGAGCTGTATCCAGCGACGAACACGATCATTGTGGTGCAGAGCAACAGCGTGACCGCGCTGCCTGCAATAAACCAACCAGTTGCGGAGAACGCGGATAGCTTCACTTCTCAATGCGCGGTCCCAGCAAGTTCTTGCTGATGTAATCGCACATTTGGTCGTCGATGGTGTTGTCCGTCGTCTTGCTATAGGCGCGGAGAAGATCTAAGACCAGGCGTTTCACAGCGGTTGATTTCAGAAAAGCCATCAAGATCGGCTTGATAATCAAAACCATGGAACTGCTTTGAACTTCACCAATACGTTAGTTCCGATTGCTGTGGCCTTCCAGCCGGGCCACTGACTGCTCCAGATTTGCCAGTCGCGCAAAAATCTCTTGATCGCGTGTTCTGATGTCTGCGTGGAGAACATCGAGCCGACTGGCTAAGTTATCGACGGCGGTGGTCAAACGTATTAACGAGTCGCGGCCCTGCTGACTTTGGCGGTTCATGCCGGTTAGCCCGGCAGACGCAACACCAACAGAGGCCCCAGCCACAGCAGCCCAGACTTCAACCACCATTCGACCCCTAGCGTCAAACCATCATGGCAGAGACCAAGGAAACGCAAGGCCAAGAACAGGAAGACCAAGGCCATGGATGGCTTGGCGACTTTGTACGCATAACCATCATGTTTTGGGCCATGGCAATCATCACGGCCAACTACATCGGATATTTCAAGGGACAGATTGACGTGACGTTCAGTGCATCGCTGCTGAGTTCTACGGCTGCCAGCTATGGCTTAACGATGAATCGCTCTGCCAAGAAAAAGAAAGACGAAAGCGTTATCGTTGAGAAGGATTCCAAGGTTGGCATCAAATGATCCGCTCATTTTTGGTATTGGGCATCACATTGGCAGCCGCTTTGCCTGCTCGTGCTGACCTGACCCACAAGATTCAGAGCAGCATCAGCCTGCAAGTTGGCGGCTCTGTGACCACCGCAGAACGGTTGGGGAGCAGTTTTTCAATTTCAGGCTCTGGCGTAGACACGACCGACGGCACAACAGCTAACACTGTTTCGGCTGGCACAATCACTAGCGGTGTGTACTCACCGGGCACGATTGCAGTCACTCAAGACACCCCTGGCGAGGCGTTCTCTTTCAGCCAGTCTTATACCCAGGCCGATGCAGTTCCGACCTCAGCGGTATCTGTTGGCGCTGTGCCTAACTTCTCCAAAATTACATCTACGGCTGCGGGAACTGCTGGTGACTTGGCAGGCACCATCGCCTCAGACGGCACCATGACTATTACTGCAGGGGGCGCGAACACGTTGGCTATAGGCCAGCTGACGACATCATTGACTATCGAATAATGCTATTGCTTTTGCTTTTATTGTTAGCACCTGCGGCAAACGCTTTGCCTGTAGTTCCTAACTTTCAGCAGGGTACATTAAAGTCAACAACTACTACAAAAACAAAGGTAAACGAGGTTATTAACTCCTACCAATATCGCACGGGATATGAACTAAGTGTTTCTGGCTCTAATGTAAAACCAAGCGGCAGTGTTGCGCCTATGAGTATCGAGACAACAACCAACACGATGAACGGCGTGACAAGCGTGTGGCGCGGCCTCGACCCTGCATCAAAACCGTCTTGGACGATCGTCAACGAAGGCGCAAGTTTTCAGTTTGTCGAAACACTGCAAGGCCCAGGACTTGTGAACCATACGATCATCAACCGCGAGACTGACATTGAATCGACAACGGAGACGCTGAGCACCTTCACCCAATGAAGCGAGTCATTGCAGCCCTTCTGCTGATTGCCGCCCCAGCACAAGCACAGACAAGTAGTACAGCTGCACCAGTCGCAAATAGCTCAGGGTCAGTCACCAATCAGGCGGTTCAAGTGGTGCCATCCAGGCAGTTCACTAACACTTATGGCGGCGGAATCAGCTGCCAAGGTGCAACCCTGAACATCAATCCTTTTCTCAGCACAACTACAAGCTGGGCGGCACCTTATGAGCCGTATTATCAAGAGCCTGTGTATGACACCACAGACCTGACAGGTGCCTTCGATCCTGAAGGGAATCCAGCACCTGATGGGCAGCCAGACTTCCCTGGTCGCGTGAGCTTCTACAAGCCAATCCGTACAGGCCAGAAGGACAACTTTTCAATTAACGGCGGCATCACGGCAACCATCAGCATCCCGCTGGACAGAAGTCACGTTCGCGCTTGCCGTGCAGCAGCAGAAAAGCAAGTGGCGTTGCTCGATGCAAAAATTGCTGAATCCAGAATGGTCTACGAAATCAAGAGGATTAAAAATTGCGCGGATCTCTTGAAGGACGGAATTGTTGTGCGCGGTGTTTACGCACAGATCTGTGCAGACGTATCACTGACCAATCCACCTGGAGTCTTGCCGCCCCACACACATAAGATCATTTCCCCAAAGCCCGTCTCAGATCGCGAATGGCTTGATTCCGG